GAAATACTAAAGTGTGGAAAAGATCCGATCTACTTCGTAAATAATTACGCAAGAATCTCACACCCGATCAAAGGTCTTATTCCGTTCAAGACCTATGATTATCAGGCTGACCTTTTAACAGATTTCAACGATTACCGATTTAATGTAATCCTCAAAGCCAGACAGCTTGGTATATCAACCATAGCCGCTGGCTATATTGTTTGGCTGATGCTCTTTCACAGAGATAAGAACATCCTTGTTATGGCCACTAAATTCAAGACAGCGGCCAATCTTGTCAAGAAAGTTAAGGCAATTATGAAAAACGTTCCTGATTTTCTTCTCATCGCAAATATTTCGATTGATAATCGAGCTTCATTCGAGCTTTCTAACGGCTCACAAATCCAAGCTGCATCAACTTCGGGTGATGCCGGACGATCAGAAGCTCTTTCTTTGTTGGTTCTGGATGAGGCAGCCCATATCGAAGGCCTAGAGGACTTATGGGCCGGCCTGTATCCTACAATTTCAACAGGTGGTCGAGTTATTGCACTTTCTACCCCAAACGGCGTTGGAAACTGGTTTCACAAAGTATATACCGAAGCAACCGAGGGTTCAAACGACTTTCACCCGATTGTACTAAACTGGGACATCCACCCGGATAGAGATCAGGAGTGGTTTGAGAAAGAAACGAGGAACATGTCTCGCCGAGAGATAGCGCAAGAGCTTGAGTGTAACTTCAATACATCAGGCGAGAGCGTAATCCACCCAGACGACATCAATTGGATAGAGGGGCTTGTCTGCGATCCAAAATACAGAACAAGTTTTGACAGAAATATGTGGATTTGGGAGGAATATAATCCAGAGTGTTCCTACCTTTTGGTAGCTGACGTTGCAAGAGGCGACGGCGCCGACTATTCGGTGTTCCATGTCATAAAACTGGAAACTATGGAAGTCATAGCTGAATATCAAGGCAAGCCAAGCTTGGACATGTATAGCAATATACTCTCCCAAGCCGGAAAAGAGTATGGAAACTGCCTTTTGGTAGTAGAAAACGTTGGAATTGGGATATCTATCCTAGAAAAGCTCATTGATCTGGAATACCCGAACATATACTATTCTATAAAGGGTACCCATGAGTTTGTAGAAAGCCACCAAGGCATGACAAACAACTCGGCAGTCCCGGGATTTACAACTTCTTCAAAAACAAGACCCCTAATTGTAGCAAAATTGGAAGAATTCATTAGAAACAAACTAATTAAAGTATATTCTGTTCGCTTTTCTAACGAATTACGAACTTTTATTTGGTATAATGGAAAACCTCAAGCAATGAGGGGGTATAATGATGACCTTATAATGTCATTAGCAATTGCGTGTTGGGTGAGAGATACCGCTTTGACGGTCAACGAGAGAGATGTGGAATATAAAAAGGCATGCTTAAACTCTATGATTAAAAGTAATACAAAAATAAATACAACAATTCCAGGAATGGAAGGATATAAAAGAAAAGAAGCAATGGACGAAAGAATGTTCAAGACAAAAGAAGATTATAAGCAGTATGCTTGGTTACTAAAAGGATAAAGAATGGCTGACAATACAAAAAACCCGAACAACCCCTCATCTGAATTATTTAGAAGATTAACAAGGCTGTTTTCGGGACCAATTATCAATTGGCGCACCCAGATGAATCGAAAGATTCGAAGAACAGCGCTGGACAAGTATTCATCAGATTTCAGATCTGCATCCGGGCAGCAATTCAAAAGAGCAGAGTACAGCCCCTTTGACGTCATGCATTCCAAGATCATGGCCCAGCAAAATAGGGCCGAACGATATGTCGATTACGAGCAAATGGAATATATGCCAGAAATCGCGTCAGCGATGGATATTTATGCTGACGAAATGACAACACACACGGCTATTACTCCGATGTTACAAATTGATTGTCATAATGAGGAGATTAAAGCAATTCTCCAGTCACTTTATTCAAATATTTTAAACCTTGAGCACAACCTTTTTGGTTGGTGTCGCTCAATGTGTAAATTTGGAGACTTTATCCTCTATATGGACCTCGACGAGAGGCTCGGTGTCAAATCTGTCATCCCGCTTCCGCTCAAAGAGGTCGAACGACTGGAAGGCGAAGACCCTTCAAACCCAAATTATGTCCAATACCAGTGGAACTCCGGAGGAATGACCTTCGAAAATTGGCAAATTGCCCATTTCAGAGTGCTTGGTAATGACAAATATGCCCCATATGGGACGTCGGTGCTTGAGTCAGGCCGCCGAATTTGGCGCCAACTTGTCCTCATGGAAGACGCAATGATGGCTTACCGGATTGTTCGGTCAGCAGAACGAAGAGTTTTCTATATTGATGTCGGAAACATCGCACCCCAAGACGTTGAGCAATTTGTTCAAAAAACGATGACCTCTATGAAAAGAAATCAGGTCGTTAACGCTGATACAGGCCGCGTCGATTTACGATATAATCCCTTATCTGTCGAAGAAGACTATTTCATTCCAGTCCGGGCCGGGGAGTCGTCAAAGATTGAAACGCTTGCCGGTGGCCAATTCACTGGCGACATCGATGATGTTAAATATCTCCGCGACAAGATGTTCGCAGCCTTAAAGATTCCGACAGCTTATTTATCAAGCGATTCAGAGGCAAATGAGGACAAAACGACCTTATCTCAGAAAGATGTCAGATTTTCAAGAACAATCCAGAGGCTCCAAAGGGCAGTTATTTCAGAACTTGAGAAAATCGGGATTGTTCATCTTTATACACTTGGATTCCGTGGCGATGACCTTGTCAGCTTCAAGCTAAAATTGAATAATCCATCTAAAATTGCCGAACTTCAAGAATTAGAGCACTGGAAGACAAAATTTGATATTGCAGGCGGTGCCACCGAAAACTTTTTCAGCCGCAGATGGATCGCCCAAAATCTTTTCAGCTTGTCAGAAGAAGAATTTGTCAGAAATCAGAGAGAAATGTTTCATGACAGAAAATATGAAGCAGAACTCAACGCAGCCGCCGAAGCGGCAGGTGAAGAGGCCGGTGGTGGAATGGGAGACCTTGGAGGAGACCTTGGAGACCTTGGAGGAGACGACCTTGGAGACCTGGGAGACGACCTCGGCGGAGACGACCTCGCCGGAGACGACCTCGGCGGAGAAGCTGAAGGCCCGCTTTTGGCAGCGCCGGCGAAGCGAAATGATGATCGAGACGATAGAAATAGACGCCATACCAAGAAGTCTTTAACCAAAAAAGCCAAAGGAAAGAGGCACGTTTCAAAGAAACTTCGCGGTGGAGATGGGAGAAATGGAAGGGAGCATAACTATGTGGCCAAGGCCATTCCAAAGCCATATGAGACAACTCCCGGATTATCGGACTTAATGAGCCTATCTCGTGGGATTTACGAGAATGAGCAACCTATTTATAGTCGGGACGAGGAACTACTGTTCGAGGCCAAAGCATCAGTTAAGAGTTTAATTACAGAATTAGAAAATTCGGAGATTCAAATAGATGAAGATAAGACATAATAAGAAGCGAAATACTGCTTTTATTTTTGAAGCACTAATAAGGGAGTTAACAAAATCCATTGTCGCGAAAGATAATAAAAAGAAAAGCCTTATTATTAAGCTTGTGAGGGAAAACTTTAAAGGATCCTCTGCCTTGGCAAAAGATTTAGAACTCTATAAAGCGGTTTTGGACACCAACGACTTAGACAGACAGACCGCAGAAAAACTTATTTATGAAGCTCGACTCAGAAAAAAGATTATCAATGAAAAACAATTATTTCAAGAACAAACTGAAGTAATTGATAAAATTAATAAATTGGTGTCTCCAAATGTTTTTTCTAATTTTATTCCAAATTACCGCGATGTGGCAACTGTTTATCAAATTTTTGATTTTAGGACCAAAACAAAACAAAGAGTTTTGATGGAAAAGCAAATGATAGATAAAATGACGTCACCGAAAGAGTCACATGCAATACCAACCATCAAACCAATTGATAAATTAACTTACAAAACATTCGTTTCAAAATTTAATGAGAAGTATAGTGGAGAGTTGCTATCCGAACAAAAGAAGCTCCTCGCGCATTATATCGGATCTTTTACCGATAATGCCCTGGAACTAAAAATATATTTAAATGAAGAAATCTCCCGGCTAAGAGAAAAGCTCCAAGCAGCCGCTAAATTAGCCGAGATTAGAGAAGACCCAGAAATGCTGGAGGGCACCAAAAGAGTGGTGGAAATTTTAAATGGCTTTTCGGAAAAACCAGTCGATAATGACTTGGTCCAGGAAGTCCTAAAAATTCAAAACTTAGTTAAGGAAATTGAAAACTAATGATTTCAGTACAGGTTCACAAACAACAGAAATTAATTCAGATTGAATTGAAGGCTCGAAAGACTCTCGACGGAAACATTTTAATTTTTGATCATCATGATATAGATATTGTAATTATGCCAGAAAAGAGCAAGGTTGTGACCTTCGCTAAAAATGACTTTTCAGAGATGATCTATGAAGTCCAAAATAGATTTTTTAATTTTATGAAGAAAAAGGGTATTGTAACCTATGATTCAATTCGGGGTGGAAACGTTTACGGTTCGCTCGAAGGTGTAATCGCCGAGTCAAAAGATGAGCACATCAACGCTCTTGATTACACAATCTATAACATTTACAAATTTCTAAAAGAAGAAAAGCCCCATTACGATTATATGGAGGATTACGAGCAAATGCTTGACGATTATTATACAGAGCCAACGGGTGAAGATTCAACGGAGCTTGGAGAGGTTCCTCAGTCATCAGAGAAGGGCTCAATCCGACCCGGCTATAACTATGCTCCATACTGGATGAGCTATATGCTCGAAGAGGAAAAAAAGAAGTGAAACTTACAAAAAATCAATTAAGAAAGATTATCAAAGAGGAGTTGACAGAGATGGCATCGCTATCAGATGAAAGCCCCCTAGAAAAAGCCAAATATGATCACTTTACAGCCGCACACGAACAAGCGCCCGCCGCCGCCAATGGATTTGAAGAATTAGCTAGACAAGGCGAAACAGGATTAATGCACGATATTCAGAGAAAATACATTGATCTATTTAAGTCCGGAGGCAACGAATTCGGAGATCTAGGACCACTTGCTATCATTGCAATCGCAAATGCTTATTCTCTGGTTAATAACTAAAATTGTCCCTCCTATACTTCATTTTAACTGCCTACGGATTAACCCAGCTTCTCTGCTATGGAAAGATATTTAAGAAGATAAGACCGAAGGGTTATCTCTGGACCTGTCCTATGTGTATAGGATTCTGGGTTGGTGTCTTTTTATGCGGCGTTAATCCTTTTACAGAACTATTTACATATGAACTTACACCCGCTAATTTTTTAATCTGCGGTTGGATAAGCTCAGGGACATCATATATATTGAACATGGTCTTTAGCGACTGTGGCATCAAAATCCATAAAAAGGGAGGTGATTAAATGCTTAAAAAATATATGCTTCAAGGAGTCCGTCGTTGCAAAAACGGTTGTTGACTACTTAATAAAGAGGAAATAAATAATGAGTAAAAAAGTGTTATTGCGAGAATACTACGCTCTCTGTGAAGGAGGCGTCTGCCAAGATCTTTTGACCGAGGCAGAGAAAAGAGACATCACCGAAAACGACGCCATGTATCTAACTGGGCTTATGCAGCAGTGCGATATTCAAAATGGCAATGGGAGGGTCTATCCCGAGGCGGTTTTGATGAGGGAGGTAAAAACATACCAGAAACTCGTCAAAGAAAAGCGCGCCCTCGGTGAACTTGACCATCCAGACGATTCTGTCATTAATCTCAAAAACGCAAGCCACATGGTTACAAACATTTGGATAGACGGTCCAAAGGTTATGGGAACTGTCAAGATTTTGACAACACCGGCCGGCGGAATTCTCAGGTCTCTTGTCGACTCTGGCTGTCAACTTGGCATTTCTTCACGAGGCCTCGGTTCGGTCACGGAAGGACAGCAAGGAACAATGGTCGAAGACGATTTCCAACTCATCTGTTTCGATTTCGTTTCAGAGCCAAGCACGCCAAATGCATTTATGAATTTGCAGGAAGGCAAGCAATATAAAGAGCCAAACATTTTTACCAAAGCCGATAGAATTAATCGAGCTTTGAATAGCATCTTAGGAGATAAATAAAATGAGTAGAGATAAAAAATGGTCGAGCAACGACAAAAATCAATTGCTCGTTGAGAATTTTAGAAAATTTATGGAAGAGGGTGATTTTTCTGCTGTGACCGAATATGGCGGCCACAACCCGCGCCATAAACTGGCAGATGATCACAAAGCTAAACAAATTGTAGCATGGTATCTCGCTCAGGGCAACCGGAACCGAACCCCACATTCCGCCAGCGACCTTGTTGATGGTCTTAGCGCGCCTGCTGCGGAAGAGGCTTTCGAGCGTTATGGGACGACCCATGAAGAAATGGCGCAACACATTGAAAGGTTTGTCGAAGAAATTGTAGGAGATATTCGCAGTGGAAGAAATGCTTATTATCCGGATCGAAGCTCTGGGACCCCAAGCCAGACCGATGTTCTGGCTTTTGATGTCCCTGATGCCAAAGAAGGCGGAGACGCCGTAGTTTTTAAAGGGACCGTGAGCCCATAAAATTTGTGGAGAAATAAATGAAAAAAAATGAACTACAAAAAATATTAAAACCCCTTATCAAAGAATGCATCAAGGAAGTAATCTTTGAAGAAGGTGTCCTATCTGGGATAATCTCTGAGGTTGTCCAAGGAATGGGCCAACAAAGAATTGTGGAAACAATTGAAACAAAAGACCCAGCGCCAGACTTCTCAAGAAGTCAGCGCATCGAACTCCAAGAAGAGTCGAGACTTCAAATGGAAGAGAAGAAGAGAAAATTAGAAGAGTCGATGGGTGGAGGATTCAAGGGAATTTTTGAAAATGTAGACCCAATTTCATCTGCCGGGTCACCAGGATCAGAAGGCAAAACAAACAGTCCTCTCTCCAATTATGCTCCAAACGACGCAGGAGTTGATATATCTGGATTAATGGCGCTCGGCGGCGGAAAGAACTGGAAAAACATGATTTAGTTTATCTTCCGAACTATTTATATCGGAGGGATTTGAGTTGTCAAGATATAGACCTAGCAGAAATTCAGTAAGCGGTGATTCAACGCTCGACGGAGACGTGACAGTAAGCGGAAGCTTGGACGTTAC